TCTGAAGAAACATCTTATGGCGTTGATTATGGCTCTTTAGTAGCTGTTGCGTTTAAAGCAATCCAAGAACTTAAATCTGAACTTGACACAGTAAAAGCTGAATTGGCTACATTGAAAGCTAGTCAGTAATGTTTTTAACTGCTTTCCAGCCCAATGCGTTTCAAAATGACGCATTTCAAATCGTTATCACCCCTGTAGATGGTAAAAAAACAGGTGGAGACGGTTGGACTAAAGAAGAATGGAAACGGGCGCAAGTATTAGATAAGAAGCTGCGCCAGGCCGAAGAAAAGCGGATGGCTGCGTTAAAGGCAGACCAAGAAGCTCGTAGGGACTTTATTCGTGAACAAATTAGTCCCACTCCAAAAGTCAGTAAACGCAAACAAGTTAATGTAGAATCTGTAAGCGAAGGACAGCAGTCAGAAGTCATTAAATACGATGCATTAATAGCTAATTTAGAGCGACAGAGACAAGATTTACTCAATGCAGTATTGATTCGCCAGGCTAAAGAGCGTTTAGAGCAAGAAATTGCAATATTAGAAGCTAAACGACTTGCTGAAGAAGATGATGAGGATGGAATTTTAGCGTTGTTTTTATAAAGGAGAAGGCGATTACTTGCCTGAAACATGACAGCTTATAGAAGTTACAAAAAAGGTGTAGACCTACTACACATGGGGCATTTCCAAGCAGGATTTCGCCTATTTGAGTTCCGTTGGCATCCCCTAGTAATGCAAGCAACTGGGGAAAACTGGCAAAAATGGATAAAAGCACCCAAATGGGATGGTGAAAGACTCATTGGTAAGCATATTACTGTCCAAATGGAGCAGGGATATGGCGATATTATTCAATTTGCTCGATTTTTACCCATGCTCAAGGCTTGGGGAGCTAAGACTTTAAGCGTTATGTGCCATGAATCTATGATGCAACTGCTTGGAACGATGGATTGCATAGATTACATCTCTTGCTCTAAGACTGACGGCCCACCTTTAGAAGCAGATTACTGGATTGGGTCTATGTCACTACCCCATTTTGCGACTTATGCACCCCCTTTTGTAAAACAGTCGTTTCCTATAACAACCCAGAAGATTGTTGGCTCAGAAGGCTATTTTGAGGCTAGACCTAGCAATATTGAGCAAAAAGTAGGGGTAAATTGGTCTGCATCTAATGGCCCATTGCACTACACCAAGTCAATTCCCCTAGAAACCATGCGAGAACTGGTTGGAGATGATGTTTATTCACTCCATGTAGAGCTAGATGATGTATTTGACCCACTACCTAATGACGGTTGGAAACGCAACTTCTACAAGACTGCTTGCCACATGAAGGCAATGAAAGCGGTAGTAGCACCTGATACTGCAACCGCACATTTAGCCGGTGCATTGGGTGTAAAGTGCTTTTTACTGCTTCCAGAGGATGATTTCATCTGTTGGCGTTGGAAAAACGCAACATGGTATGACTCAGTAGTAACCCTTAGAAAAGACGAATGGCACTTATTACCCTCATTACTGGAGAAACTATGATTTGCCCTAAATGCGGTTATACCGAAACAAACCATGTAGAAGCCAAGACCGATAAAGAGCATTACTTGGAGTTTTGGGGTTATACCCTTGGAAGCCCCGAAGCCGAACAAGCCTGGAAAGAAAAACAAGAAATGACCCGTAGAGAAGCGCCTATGGTTATATCTGATATTCAGCCTTATATCTCGCAAGTAGACGGTTCAGTTATTGAAAGCCGGTCTAAACACAAAGCACACCTAAAACAACACAGAATGGTTGAATTAGGCAACGATGTACCAACGCAGCACAAACCCCCAGAGTTAAGCAGAAAGTCTATGGAAGCTAGGAAGCGCCAAATAGCTGAATTGACCTATGCAAAGCTCAATTACCGATAATCCGATACCTTGGAGATACCATGTCAGAAGAACAGTTAGACCGTAGAGAGCAGTTAATGGCAGCAATGGAAGCCGCAGAAGAAGGCACTTTAGACCCAGTAGAGGAAGCCCCTGCTGAAATAGAACCCGTAGACGATATAGCTGAAGAAGCCAAATTAGAAACTACAGAAGAACCTATTGAAGCTGCTCAAGAGGAAGAAGTAGAGGAAGAAGTTAAAGAAACCCCTCAAGAACCTGCCTTACAGCGCCCTTCTACATGGAAAAAAGAGTATTTACCTATTTGGGACAAATTGACTCAAGGTGAGCAATTAACCAAAGAAGAAGCTATCAAATTAGCCCAATATTCCAACCAAAGGGAGTCGGAATATAAGAAAGGTGTAAGCACCTACAAGGCTGAAGCAGACCGAGCAAAAGAGCTAGAAAACGCTATTGCCCCATTCCAGGCTGAGTTTCAACAACAAGGAATTACCCCTGCCGCTTGGATTAATAACCTTGGTCGGGCGCACATGATTTTGTCAAAAGCTGACCATGCTCAAAAAGTTCAAGTATTCCAAAGACTTGCACAAGATTATGGTATACAATTAAATCAAGATGGACAGTTTGCTGCTCCACCACAAGTTGATGCGTATGCACAACAACTTATGAATCAGCTAAACATGGTCAATCAAGAGGTTTCTACTATCAAAGGTAGATTCCAGCAGGAAGAACAAGCTAGATTAAATAATGAAATCGAGCGAGTTCGTAGTGATGTGGAGAAATTTCCGCATTTTGATGTGGTAAGGGAAGAAATGGCTCAACTACTTGAGTTAGGGAAAGCCCAAGACCTAGAAACGGCCTACAAGAAAGCCGTGCGTATGAATGATGATGTATGGGCATTAGAGCAGGACAGACTCCTGAAGGAAGCCAAACAATCAACAGTCAAAGCACAGCAAGTAGCGAAGGCTAAGGCTGCTGCAGTAAGTCCTAAATCCGTTACACCTAGCGGAAAAGTGGCTGACACAGGAGATAAAAAGGATAGACGGTCTTTAATTGCAGAACAAATGGGTGATGCAATGAGCCGTAGGGTTTAACTAGCCAATTTTGGCGATTTTTTAACTAAGGATATATCATGGCATTTGCTAACTCAGCTATTACCGATATTATCGCTACCACGATTCAAAGTCGTAGCGGTGAACTCGCAGACAACTTAACAGAAAACAACGCAATTCTTCAGCGTTTAAACAGCAAGGGCAATGTACGCCCATTCTCAGGTGGTAACGTGATTTTGGAAGAAATCATGTACAACGACCCAAACACCAACAATGCTAACTCGTATAGCGGTTACGAAGTTCTGAACATTTCTCCTGACAGCCCAATTTCTGCTGCTCAGTTTAAGATTGCTCAGTACGCTGACTCCGTAACGATGTCTGGTCTTGAAATGTTGCAAAACAGCAGCAAAGAAGCAATCATTGACCTGTTAGATGGTCGTATGCAAGTTTCTGAAGCTCGTCTGCTAAACCGCATTTCTGGCGATTTATTTGGAAACGGCACAGGCAACGGAGGCAAAAATCTGGATGGCCTAGGTGCTGCAGTTTCAGCAACTCCTACTCTCGGTACTTACGGTGGTATTAATGCTGCTAACTGGGATTTCTGGCGTAACCAAATCACTACTGGTGTAACCACAACTCCTGCTACAACCAACATTCTTGCCAAGATGACTGAAGCTGCTATCAAGCAGATTCGTGGTACTGACAAGGCTGACCTGATTGTTGCTGGTAACACAATGTATCAACTGTATGTAAACAGCTTGCAAGCTATCCAGCGTATCGCTTCTGAGGAATCAGGCGCTTCTGGTTTTGCTTCCTTGAAGTTCTACGGTGGCGGTACATCTGCTGACGTGGTATTGGGTGGTGGTTATGGTGACCAACAGACAGCTACTTATATGTATATGTTGAACACCAACTACATTTTCTTCCGTCCACACAAAGAGCGTAACTTTGTACCTATCGGTGGTGAGCGCCAGTCTATTAACCAAGACGCTATCGTTAAGCTCTATGGTTGGGCCGGCAATCTTACAACCAGCAACCGCTTCTTGCAGGGCTTGTTGACAACCTAATAAATAGGGGGAAACCCCTGTTTAATCTTGTCCACTCAATTAATTTAAGGAAATAATCATGGCATATTCAACACTCCCCATCGCTGGCATTGACTTGACCAGCACCCAATCTGCAGCAGATATTGCAGCTTACGGTGAATCAGTAGACTTTGGCCCACTCGGTACACAAACTTTCGCTTCTGACGGTTTGCGTTATGTTTGGGCTGTAGCAGCAGCTACTATCGCCCCAAGCACAACTGCTTGCAACATCAACACCACAGCATTTACTGTTGCCGCTACTGGTGGAGCTTATATCTCCCCAGCAGTTTCAATGGTTGCAGGTGACTATGGTTGGTTTGGTAAAGCTTCTGTTTAATCAGTAACTTGTAGTACCATAGGGAGACCCTCAAAAGGGGTTTCCCTTTTTCTTTTTATAACCCTAACTACTTAGGAGAATTAAAGATGGCATTACCATCCGATGATATGGGCGCAGATAGCCGCCTAGCAGTAACTTTCTACAAACGCTCAATGAAACAAGATGATGAGTCTATGGCTGCAGGCAGACCCATATTCAAAGAGTTTGACTTTATCCGTATTTGCGTACCTGGCGATTCCTTAACCGAAATTGACACTTATGCACACGAAGAACATAAGGCACGTTTTCCCCGTCAATGGGCGCATTATCAGAACCAAACCGCAGGACATGAACAGATTGTAGGCACTCCGATTGAGGAATGGACAATCATTAGTCGCTCGCAAGCCGATGAATTAAAAGGAATAAAGTTCCATACAGTAGAATCTGTAGCCAATGCTTCAGACCTACAAATTCAGCGTATTGGCATGATTGCAGGCATGAATCCTTACTCATTTAGGGACAAAGCCAAAGCCTTTTTAAACCTGGCTGACCAAGTAGGCGAAACCAACCAAAGGGAAGAAGAACTGTCTAAATTACGGCAAGAAAACGCTGCAATTAAGATGGAAGCAGACGCTAAATTAGCTAAACAACAAGAGCAAATTGATGCTTTGATGGCTATGATGGCAGACAAAAAGCCCAAAGGTCGTAAACCTAAACAAGAGGCAGAAGTGGAATAAATAAAAGGGGGATATTTCCCCTTTTTTTGTTTATAATTGCAACAAATACCCAACTACTTGGGAAAAACCAAGTAAAGGATATATATGTCATCTACGATGTTACAACTCGTAAACCAAGTACAGAATGAGCTTAATTTAGCCGTTTCTACTAGCGTTGCTGGTAATCCAAATACGGATGTTCAGCAAATATTAGCGTTAATGAATGGCGCTGGATATGATTTAGTCAAAGAACATGATTGGCAAGCCCTTCAGGTTCAATACCGTTTTTATACCCAAGCAATTAATTGCAACGCAACAACCGTAAATGGCTCTTTAAACATTGCTGTTGAAGCAGGCGTAGACATTTCTGCTGTTACTAGCCAATGGCAAATTACTGGCAATAACATCAACCAAGACACCAATGTTGTATCGGTAAGTGGTCAAAACATTGTTATGAGCCAACAGGCTTCTGGCACGGGTACAGGCGCTATTGTATTAGCCCAAACTGCATACTCTTTGCCACCTGATTTTGAGTGTATTACCAATAGAACTCAATGGGATAAGACCAAAAGATGGGAAGCTCTTGGACCTGAAGATGCACAGCAATGGCAATGGCTCAAGTCGGGTTACATAGCTACAGGCCCTAGAATCCGTTGGAGAATCTTAGACAATCAGTTCCAAGTATGGCCACCTATGAATACCCAAGAGTATTTAGGATGGGAATACAAGTCAAAAGGATGGGCAAGAAACGCTGCCGGTCAAGTAATAAACAGCTTTACGATGGACACAGATACGACTGTATTTGATGACCGAATCCTTGTTTTATACACAAAACTCAAATACTTCCAAATCAAGTCGTTTGACACTACCGCATTGCAACAAGATTATCAGCGTTATTTATCCGTTGCCAAGGCTCAAGATAAGGGCGCTCCTAACCTATCATTTGCCCCTTACCCAGCTAAGGTGCTTATTGGTTACGCTAATATTCCTGATACTGGCTATGGTACTTAATTATGATATTTGGACAAGCCAAACGATTTACAGCTAATACCGCTTCTATTACTGCACCTATTGGTGGTTGGAACGCAAGGGATTCATTAGCATCAATGCCGCCAACGGATGCGGTAACTTTGACCAATATGTACCCTACACCTACTGATGTACAGCTTAGGTTAGGCTATACACGCTATTCTCAATTAACTACTTCCACAGGCGTACAGACTATATCTAGTATTACTTATGTCGGCACTACTGCTACCTTAACCACAGCTTCTGCTCATGGTTTATCTACAGGAGCAAGAGTTTCAATTACTGGCACAACGCCAGCAGACTATAGTGGTATTTATGTAATTACTGTAACTGGAGCAACAACCTTTACTTACACAATGCTTGCCACTCCAAGTGGAAATGCTAGTGTAGTAGGTGCTTATACGATTGGAATTACTACTGCTATTGATACTTTAATGAATTATGCTGGTACTAATTCT